CAAAGCCATTCGCAGACAAGGAATACGATCTATTCCACGTTGAGACGATTAGTGCCGGAAATGATACAAACACGATGTTCAAGATATCAATCTCGAATTTGCGCAAATCAGACGATCCAACGAATCCCTACGGAACATTCACGCTATCAGTCAGAGATTTCTACGATTCTGATTTTAACGTCAAAGTCTACGAGCAGTATCCTCAGTGCACTTTAGATCCGTCAAGTCCAAATTATATTGCAAAACTCATAGGCGACAAGAAGGTCTATTTCAACTTTGATGCTGCAGCAGAGAGCGAGCGTAGATTTGTATCCTCTGGAAAATATCCAAACAGGTCCAGAAGAATTAGAGTAGTAATGAGCTCGCAGGTAGAGTCCAAGAACGTGCCTCCTGTAGCACTGCCATTTGGATTCAGAGGAATACCTCTCCTTAAGACAAATGATAGCCTGACCGATGCAGGATCTGAGCTTGTATCGAGAAGGCTTGCACTTCTTGGCGGACCTAACACGAGTCTTACAGCATCTATTCTGCCACCTGTTCCGATGCGATTTAAGGTCACCACCGGAGAGACGCAAACGAGCCCGAGCTTCTTAGGTCAAGCAGGGTTTACTGAGAATGTAGACGCGAGGCTCTACTGGGGCTACAAGTTTGAGAGGACTGAAAATGACCTGGATCCAAATTCTGGGACATCACGGGACCAGTACATTGAGAACATTGTAAAGTTCGCAGGAATTCAGAAGCTTGATACACTGCTAACAGGATCAGGTGCAGACACATTTGGATCAAACAAGTTTACTCTGGCACGTGTCTCACTATTCAATCAATCAGTCAACGATCTAACTGGCACGCTTAATCAGCACATGATCAACGCATTCTATGGAAGGAACAAAGCTGTAACGCTTCCTAATTACACGTACAAGCTATCTGATGGTTCGACTAGAATAACTCTCGCTACGCTGTGTTCACTTACTTCTTCATACCAGTTTAACAGATTCAGCGATTTCACAAAGTTTACTAACGTCATGTACGGAGGATGGGACGGAACAAACATCCTTGATCCAGACATGGCTTCTCTAAACGATCGTGCTTCATCGCAAGAGTCAGGCGGTAAGGCTGTTTCATCTCTAGATATCGGACTAAACATAAGCTCGACCTCTAATGCATTTGGAACAGGTGCAACAAATTCTGTTGTTAACTCATACAGAGGCGCCATCAGCATCATTACTGATCCTCTTGCATCCCGGGTAAATACAGTAACAATCCCGGGCATTAGAGATTCTAGCGTCACAAATTACGCGCTCCTGAAAGCAGAAAATTTCGCACGTGCATTCTATCTCATGGATATTCCAACGTACGATGATACGGGCGAAAGAATATTCACCTCTACGGTTCAGCCCGATGTCGACAAGACAATCCAGAAGTTTGCAGCCAGATCAATAGATAACAGATACGCAGCAACATACTTCCCCGATGTCAATCTTACAGACTCAACCTCTGGAAGGCGTGTCCGAGTGCCCGCATCGGTGGCAGCGCTAAGTGCTATTTCGCAAAATGACAGGCTTGCCTTCCCGTGGTATGCACCTGCAGGATTCAATCGTGCATCCCTTGCGGATGTAACCGGATTGGCAACTCGCCTAACGAGTGCAGACAGGGACAGCCTCTATGATTCTCGTATAAATCCAATCACTTCATTCCCGGGCGCAGGATTTGTAATCTTTGGACAGAAGACGCTACAGATCTCCAGGTCTGCACTTGATCGTGTCAATGTGGTGAGAATGCTCATTGAGCTCGCAAGAAGGGTCACAGCTATTGGATTGCTGTATGTCTTCGAGCAGAACACAGCTTCGACCAGGGCGAGGTTTGTAAGTCAGCTCACACCCGAGTTGACGCTGATTCAGAGCCAAAGCGGAATAGACTCGTTCTCCATAGTCATGGATGACACCAACAACGCACAATCTGATATTGAGCAGAACAAGCTTAATGGTAGAATTTTGATTGTCCCTACGCGAGCTGTTGAATACATTGCAATTGATTTCATCATCACCAATGCTGGCGTAGAGTTCGTCTAAGATAATTAAGGACTAGGAGCAAATAAATGGGAAGCGCCAAAGTAACAATTAACATCATAGATCAGTCGCAGCCGACTGTTGCAGCTGCAACTGGAATTCCTGCAGGAATTGTTGGCACTGCAGAGACTGGTCCCGCATTTGTTCCGGTTACTTTTACAACATATGGGTCTTGGAAGACTCTCTTTGGAGAGAGTGGAGATAGGTTTGGACCGGTTGCAGTGAGCCAGTGGCTTGCCAACGCAAGCCAGGCAACCTACGTCAGGGTTCTCGGAATCGGAGATGGAAAGAAGCGTAGCACATCGACCGGACAGGTTACAAATGCAGGCTTCGTCGTTGGAAGTCAGCAGGTGCAGGAAAGCGGAATCGTCTCATCGAATCTGTATGCAAATTATGGCGGCCCCCTTGGAAGAACCCATTTCCTGGGCGCATTCATGTCAGAATCAGCAGGATCCACAATATTCAGCGAAGCCGGCATCCAAACAACATCTGCATCGCATCCAATAATCAGAGGCATCATCATGACGCCCTCTGGTGTAGCATTGACTCTGTCAGGAAATCACAATCTATCTAACGATCCGACATCAATTTCAACAACTCTAGGCGGTGGCATTACTGGTTCGATGTCGATAACTGGGTCGCTGTTTGTCATGCTCCTCAATGGACATAAGAGCACGACTGATTATCCAAACATAATAACAGCGTCACTTGAGACAGGAGATAATCACATCTCATTGAAGCTCAACAAAGATCCTACATTGATTGAGGAGGCAGGGCACTATCTTTACACATACTATGATGTTCCGACATCTCTAGCCTTCTTTACAGGTACTGGAGTTTTTTCATCACCAACTACACGACAAGATGCCTTCAAGCAGGATGTTGTTTTCCTTACGACCAGCTCCCTGGCTCGAGACACCTCAAACACGACCATACCGAATTTTGAGAACTTCAGAGAAAGATACGCAACACCGCATACTCCTTTCTTGATCTCGCAAAATTTTGGAGGAACAAAGTATCCACTATTCAGAATTTTCTCACTTTCAGACGGAGAGAATGCAAACTCTAAATACAAGATAATAGTTGAGAACATTACTCCTTCGAGAGATCCTGAGTACAACTTTGGAAAATTTGACCTATCAGTCTATGAATACGACACAGCAAAGTTTGTAATTCGCTTTCCCGGGCTATCTCTTGATCCTACGTCAACCTCATACATTGCACGCATGATCGGAGACCAAAATGTGTACTTTGACTTTGACAGGTCAGCAAGCTCACAGAAGATAGCGATTGAAGGAGACTATCCCGTAGTCAACAGCTATATTAGGGTTGAGATGTCAGATGACATCATTCAAGGAAATGTGCCAAGCGATGCGCTTCCATTTGGATATCGAGGATACGGATTCTTAGTCACATCAGGAAGCATTTTGTCAACTGCACCTGGTTCAGGTGACGGTCAGTTCTTCTCTGATAGAGTCAATGATCTAAGACGTGCATTGATTCCACCTGTTCCTATGCGAAAGAACGTCGTAGATGGATCAGTTGCAAGGGCAGGCATCGCCTGGGGAACGCAGCTCACGTTGCAACAGTTGTCTGATTATAACTTCACCGACACCCAGGATGAGTCGATAAAGAGCTTTACAAAGTTCTTTCCATCATTTGCACCATCGGCTGCAAATTTTTACGTTGAGAATAGCGGTTCTGCAGATACCTTTAACAACAACCTGTTCTCGATCGAAAAGATAAAGGTTGTCACAGCATCAAACGGAATTGCTGATCCTAACTATTGGGCTTCTGCAACATACGTCAGAGAAGGAGGAATCGTTGCTAATGAATCTGCAAAGACTCGTGCACTTTCAGTCTCAGACCTTGCTAGCACGACCTCAAAGTCCGGCCTGTATGTCTCATTTGCAGTGATAATGCAGGGAGGGTTTGATGGTGTCAACGTATTTGACGCGCAAAAGTCAAATCTAACGAACCTTGCAATCAAGCGAGAGATCGATGAAAA